AACGGGCGTGTTCTCGTGCGGCATAGAAAGAAGGGAAGAGGTTAGTACGACGATTTGCGGGAGGCCGCAGCGTTATCGACCAAATTCGGGTACGGTCGCCCAGCCTTCTTCGCGCTGGCCTTGGCACTGGCCTTGGCTTTCGGGGAGAGGGTGGACGGCTTCGTATCCTTGGGCGCTTTCTTGTCCCAGAAGGCGATCTTCCGCTTCATACCGGCGCCACTGCTGGGGATACGTCCTCTGGGGATGCATCTTCCTCAACCACGTCAGCAACGACGAGGAGCGGTGGTTCTGGCCGTACCGCCACGCTCACGTCCTCCACGGGTACGCCGAGCTTGTTGGCGACCGCCTCGCAGAGTTGCGCGTCCGTCCAGTCGTCGCACAAGTCCGCGCTGTTCAGGGACACCGACTGGCCGACAAACGTCTGCCCGATGGTGGGCACGTCCACCGCGACGCTGCACGCGCAATCGGTGTGGCCGCTGGTGTAGTTGATGCTGGCTTGGCTAATCGTGATGAGGGTCATGGTATCGGCTGGTTAGTGGAGATCGACCCACGCGCCGTTATAGACGCGAAGCTTGTTCGTGCTGCTGTTGTAGTACACGTCACCCGTTTCCGCGCCACTCGGATCAGCGGACAGCGGCACGAAGCGAAGCTGGCCCGTAGACTTGATGCGGGCGCGTTCGGTGTTGTTGGTGCCGAACAGCATTGGGTAACTACCAGTATGCCACATTGCTGCTGCGTATGCTGTGCCGAATCCAGCGCCGACGCTACTGTCGAGACTAACGTAGAAAGTTCCACCAGAGTTGACGAACCGCTGCTCAGCTTGATTTGTCCCCGTAGTTGATTCGATTCTCTGCCGCGCAATTGTTGCTTGAACATCAAGGCGAAACCCAGACGTTGGGCTTGCCGTCCCCACGCCCAAGTTCCCACTCGCGTCCAACGTCATCGCTTGCGTGAACGAGATCGCGTTGCCAGCGGTGCCGGATGCGGCGGTGTACCAGCGATGATCGCCAGCCGCGTTTTGCGTGTACTGCGTGGCCGAAGCCGTCCCAATGTACTTCCACCCGCTGCCGTCCCAGAACGCATTGCTGCTGAAGTACGTATCAACGTTTGCCGCGCCGCCCATAACCAGCGAGCCACGGTTGAACTGCAACGCCGAACCCAGACCGCTCCACGCACTCGGCGTCACCCCGAGGCCGAGGTTGCCGGAGGCGTTGAGGGTAGCACGTTGTACGGCAGAAATATTGAAGTTGAGAACGCTGCCGTCTATTTCCAACGGCACCGATGCGCTACCTGCATCGTTGAACGCTTGCACCCGCACACCGCCAGCAACAAGGGAATTGGCGACAGCAAGGTTGCCGTCTGTCTGCGTTTTAACTTGCAGCTTCAACAGCGGACTCGCCGTCCCGATGCCGAGGTTGCCGGAGGAGTTGATGACGGCGCGTTGTGCGCCACCCGCTGAGAATTGGATTTCCCCTGTGCCAACAGCAGTTATTGCAACGCGACCGGGAGCCGATGCATGGGTCGAGCCAAAAACGATAACATTTGCGCCAGTTGACGACGGGTTGCCGCCAGCAATTCGCATGAAGTCGTTATCGACGCTGCGGAATACTTCTGACCCAAGAATCGTATTTCCACTCACCGCCAAGCTCGTCAACGTGCCCACGCTCGTCAGGCTGCTCGCCGTCACGCCAGACGCCAGCGTGCTGCCCGTCAGCGTGCCAGCGGCTGCGGTGACGGTGATGTTGGCCGTGCCGTCAAAGCTGACGCCGTTAATGGTGCGGGCGGTGGCGAGGGCGGTAGCCGTGCTGGCGTTGCCGGTCAGGTTGCCGGTGACGTTGCCAGACACACCACCGGAGGCCGTAATCAGCCCCGTGACACCCAACGTGCCCGTGATCAGCAAGCTGCCGCTAATCGTGCCGCCGCCGCCTGAGAGGTACGTCAACTCCTGCCATGTCGTGCCGTCGTCGTACCAGAGGCGGTAGCTGCCCGTGTCGTTCGACAGCCACTTCCGGCCAGCCGTGCCAGCAGCAGGACGGGAGGCCAAGGCAGACGACTGCAAGTGTACGCCGGGGTCGGCATCGTGGTTGTTGTACGAGGAACGCAACGTGTTGTCGTTCCCTCGCACCGAGTTGGCGTCAATCGGAGTGGTGCCGTTGACTGGCGACGTGAAGGTCGCAACCGCGTGTTGTCCTATGGTGTTCGGCATACCCTTATCTCCGACTTAACGAAAACGCTTCGGCTTGGAAGCGGCTAAAGACTGGCAACGCTTCACCAGAGTCGATGATACTGAAATCTATGTAATACCCTGTCCCGCCAAGAGGGATACGGTAACTCTGGCTCCCCGTCCCACCCCATGTGCCTGTTCCCCAGACCGTCCCCAGCCCACCCCACGTTTCATCAGTAGACGGGGGCAGCGTGAACGATCCCCATGTGTCGCTACTGTTCCACTCGACACGGCACTGGTCAGACCCCCGCAACTGGGCCGTCAGGTAGCCCCACCGGAATCCCTTTGCCAGCGCATCGTCGCCAAAGTAGAAGCGGTGCATCTGCGCCGTCAGCGCGTACCGATCACCGCCCGTGCCGTCAGACAGCACATTATCGCGGAACACGTTTGGGGCGTCACAGAGCATGACGATGCCCGTATTGCCACCCTTGAGGACCACAGGCAACCCAGCCGTGTCCAGCGCCTCAAACAGGCAGGTGGTGTCAGGGTCGGTGTATGCGCCATCCCACGGGCCAGACCATGCCTTCAGGACCGTGTGGTATTGGTAGCAGCCAAAGTTGGGGATCGTGATCCACAACTCTTTCGTGGCGCGGTTAATCAGCGCACGGACGTTGGCTAACTGGGTCGCACTCAACTGACGGATCAGCGGCAGGAGCGGGTCAGGCGTTTCAATCGTGCCTACGGGCGAGACTTCCGCCTCGTTGCACATATACAGCCCCCGCTCACTCACGAAGTACGCCACGTTCCCAGACGCAGCAATACTGTGCGGGGCGATGGTGCCCACGTCTGCCGTCACCGCTTGAGGCGCAACCGTGATGTCATCCTGCCCAAAGCCCGTAATCCGCGAGATACCGCGACGGTGGAATACCAGCAAGGACGTATTGATCGACGCCAACCCCGCAATCGGCTCGTCACCAAAGGTGCGGACGATGATCTGCCCACCACCAGCCGAACCGTTGCCAAGGCTGTCCCCGTCGTTCAGGTCCGAGTAGAACACGCTGTCGGGGAAGGACGTATTCCCGCTCCCCCACAGTCGCTGGTTATGGACCGCGATCTCTGACACGGCCACGGTGCCCGCAATGTCCACCGTCAGCGCAGACCCGTTCCACTTGTTCAGTAGCCCACCGTCTGCGATGTAGACCACATCAGCGCCACCAGCATCACGGAACTGCGAGAAGCCTGGGACCACGGTGGTTGAAAGGGAACCCGCAGGAGAAGCCCACGTCCACGGGAATGCGCCGTACGTTGCCTTACGCAGCACCCCATTGCAAACCGCTAACACGTCTGGGGTGCCGCTATCCTTGACCCATGTAAACCCGTTCAGGACAGCGGCGGACGCTAAGGCAGCAGCGGTCTGTTGTGTCCCACCCCGCTTTGTGATGGCCCCGTAGTCGGTCAGCCGCCCGTTCACCGCTCGACGAAGCTGGTTCGGGAGCAGGTTCAAGTCGTCAGAGACTTCGTTAAGTCCCCCGTCCATCTTGGGCTGCTGGTCCGCCAGTCGCTCACCCGCCATCAGCCGCCACCCCAATCATACTTCTGATCCGAGTACGCCATCCGTGTCGGGTTGATCGTGCGACGGCGGAGGTCGTCGAGGAGGGACTGCCGCTCCTCGTTCGCCAACGCACGAAAGTTGTTCGCCGCACCGACTTCAGCCCCACCCTTCAGCAAGAGTTTAGCCGCAGCACTGGCCGTCAAAATCCCTTGGCTGTTGGACGGGAACGTAATTGACACCGTATTGGCAGACAAATCGTTCAGCGCGGTCGGCTTATAGTTCATCGCCACATACACCAGCGTCCCCGATCCCACTGGTAAAATCTGCACATACTCTCCAGCCAAGTAATACAGGCGAGGGTAGGTGGGCAGATAGTTGGTCGTGGTCGCCAGCGGCACATACTGGAACTGCGTTTCTTGGTAGAGCGTGTTGCCGTCAGAAACAGACAGGAGGCGATAGAAGTTCTGCTGGCTATCCCCACTCCCCGTGTTCAGGCTGCTAAACGGTAACTGCCCATTCACGTCCGTGGTCAGCGTCAACTGCTGGAACGTGTAGTACGGGGCGGCGTTCAGGATGTTCGACCACTCTTCGTCGTACACCGATGCCAGCGCCGTCTTAATCGTGTCGTCAGACCAGCGTGTCGAGCCAACCGCGTCCATCAGTTCGCGGGTTTGCTCAATCAAGTTGGTGACCGTCACGTTCGGCATACGACCTCCTTACCGCTGCTTCGGGGGACGCCCACGCCGCTTTGGCGTATGTGACGGGTCAGGACTGTCCAACACTTCCGTCAACGCTTCCTCAATCGCTGCCGCCAACGGGGCCGTGGCGTTGAAGTTGACCATCTGGTCCGTCAACTGCTGCACGTCAGCTTTCGGGTGCTGCCGCAAGGCTTTGGCAAGGTAGGCGGGGGCTTCGTCGAGGCTACACGCCCGTGGCAGGTAGCCGATAATGTCGAGGCTGCGGTTCGGATCAATCTCCTGAGACTGGACGTGCTGCCACCGCTCGTCCTGTTCGTCCCACCGCATACAGATCGCCCAATGCTCGTTGACGCTATCAACGTGCTTGAGGAAGAGGCGAGGATGCACCGCCGTAAGCCGCCGCTGAATGTCAGACGACGGCTCTGGCGTGCCCCGGTGATTCAACACCACCGGACCCGTCATTATTCCTGCACCAACAACTGGATCGTAGCCACAACATCTTCAGGCTGGACCGACACGGCACCCACCGTCACGATCTCCACACGGATGCTATCCGTTGGACGAACCGTACACTCTGGCACCGTTAACGTGGTGATGATCGGCAACGCAATCGGGACGTTGGCCGTCCCTGCGTTAATGCTGACCGCGTTGGTCAACGCCAGCGCCGTCACGCCAGTCATCTTAAACAACTGGATCGTGCAGCTTGTCGCTGCGGTCGGGTACGTTTCCGCACACACCGCTGCACTTTCGCAAATGGTCGTGTTGCCGGGGAACGTGCCAATGTTGTGCGTCTGCGTGCCCGCTGCCAGCGTGCCCGTGTTCAAACGGCCACTGGTCAAGACCACAGGTGCTACGCCGAAGCGACCGGGCAACGGGGAAAAACGGTTTGCTACACCCATGTATATCTCCAGACAAAGTGAAGCGTGTTGGGGTGACGGGTATCCGCCACCCCAAGGTCACGATTAAACGTGGCTGTAGCGGACGGTATCCGTGTAGCCAGTGATCATCCCATGGCTATTTCGGGCGATGCAAGCGAGATTCCCGTACCAGCCATAGGTGGTCTCAAAGGCGTCACGGCCCTGAATCCAGCGCCACGGGCCAGCGCCCTCAAACTCCACGAAGCCCCAGTCCTTCGCGTCCACCCATGCCAGCGACGGGAGGTGCAGGAGGTAGATGGTGCCAGCAGGGACGTAGTAGTCGAGGTAGCACTTCACGCCGCAAATCTCGACCGCCTTGTACCCACCCTTGATCGTGGTGCTGAACTCGCCAGCCGTGAACCGACGCTGCGCGACCATGCTCTCCATCAGCTTCTTGCCGAGACCGGGCGTGGTCATCATGAAGAAGTCCTGCGGACGGGCCATCGCGTCCTTGCCAGAGCGGCCATTGATGCGCTGGATCAAGTCCCAGATGTCCGATTCGGTCGGCTGGTTCACGTCCGGCGTATCGGTTCCTGCCACCATGCGGGTCGCGTCCCAGATGTTGTAGGTCGAGGCCGAGATGTTGTGCAGGGTGGCGTAGCTGCCGCCACGGTTCGTGATGTTCACCAGACCGTTCATCGCCACGTTGAACGAGGTATCGGTCGTGGTCGCCTTCACGATCTTGTCCGTCGCCGCCATACCCGAGATCGCCGTTCCGAGCGTCAGGGTGGCATTGTCGCCGCTGTTGGAGATCGCGGTGATCGCTGCACGGCCAAGCACGGCGTCAGCCGCCGACGTGTCCAGCACGGCAATGTAGTCGCCCACCGAGAGGAGGAGGGCACCCTGCCCAGCACCAGCCAAGCCGTAGGGCGAGGACACGATGATCGACGTGGTGGTCGAAGCCGTGCCGATCAGTGCGACGATACCGTCAGGCTTGTTGTGCAACGCCTGCTGCATGAGGAGCTTGGAGGCATCCTTGATTTCTTCCATCGTCTTGGTGGCGATGGTCGTAAAGGCCGCATCCTTGCTCTGCGTGCCCACGAACGCCAGACCGTCGATCTGACGGGTGGTGTAAGCGCGGACTACGCCAACATTGCCCTGCACTTCGGTCGCGGTCGTGTCAGGCGGGAAGTACCCACCCTGCGAGAAGGTGGCACCGGACGGACGGCCCGTGACCACATCGAAGAACACGTTGTTGCCGCCCCACCGCATATTGCGGGGGCCACCAGCTTTGCCCTTTTGCAGCTGGGCGAGGAACGGGGTGACAAGGTTCTGCACCTTCTCACGGAACTGCGAGTACACGTTCTTGAGCAGGCCAGTTAGCTCTGCATCGGTAATAACTGTCGGATTGGGCATGATACGCCTCTGAGTGTCTTATGAAGAAAATGATGCTAACGCTGATCGCAACGCACTATCCACCGCATCGTCTACGGTTGAGATTGGCGCACTTTTGGGGGCATTCATCTTGCCCACCGTGCCGGTCGGCTTCGTGGCCTTCCCCAGCAAGTTCTTGGCTTTCTGCGCTTCGATCCGTGCCTTGTCCAGTTCCGACTGTAACGCTGCCCGTTGCGTGGCAGACGGGTCGGGTTTAGACCGTTTCACGTTGACCATTTGCGCCCACACCGCCAAGTCCTCGACGATGTACTGCCGGATGGCATCATAGCGTGACGGCGGAACATACGGCTGGCCGTTCGGGCCAATCTCCGCGTGCGCTTGCATCACCATCGTCAAACGGCTCTCAATGTCCTCGACAGAAATGTTTGGCAGTGCGTCCGTAATCATCTGGACGGCTGGCATAATTTCCTGCTCGTAGAACTGTTCACCGTTCCGTGTAATATCCTGCATTTGATGCTGGACACGCAAGTTCTGCGTCTCCTGTTCCGCCCGCTGCACCCGCTTTTCTGGCGAGTTCTCGTTGAGGTACGCCTCGCGGACGGCCTCCAAGAACTCGTCATCGTGCAACAGCCGTTCCATCTGCGCTTCCCGCTCCACAATCGCCGCTTCCATCTGCTGAAGCGCGGAGAGGGATTGCTGATACTCCTGCTCAACCACCTGGGCCTTTCGGTCCCGCTCCTCGTTGTACACACCCCACTGCGCCAGCTTCACCACTTGGTCGAGGCGGTCCTTCCGCACCTTGCCGTTGGCTTTGTACTCCACCATCAGCGAGGGGACTTCGACCTCCCCGTCCTCGTCGTACAGCGCAAATTCGGTTGCCAGCCCTTCCGATAAGGTCGGGACAGCCACATACCCTTCTGGTAATACCGCGTCATCTGACGAGGCGCTTTCTTCCGCGTTTTCCGCAGGGCTAACGCTAACATCTTCGTCTGACGCAGCATCGTCTTGTGGGATTTCCTCAAGGTCGGTGGCAACCGCCGTTTCGTCCACCGTGTCGGGGAGGGAAGCGGCAGCGGCTTCTGCGATTACATCGTTGATATCAAGAACTGGTGCGGTCATCTGATCCTATTGCTGGCGAGATAAGATGTCCGCTTGCCGTGCGGCAGACTCTTCTTCAGGGATGCCCGCCAAGGCTTGCTGCATCAATGGCGCGACCCCGATAGGAGGGTTTCCGGCGGCGAGCGGCAACTGGCTCGGTGGCATATTGGGTACGCTGGCGGCGGGAGGTCCGCCTTCCGGTCCAGCTCCGGGCATCGGTGGGGCAGGAGGGGCAGCGCCCGGAGCGCCACCCTGCTTCTGCGCGGCTTGGTTTGCCAGCATCGTCCACCGCTCCTGTGCGGCGGCGATAATCTGCGGGTCCAAGTCGTCCTGCAACAAAATCTCGCGCTCCAACACGTCCTGATGGATGGCTTCGTTATCCTGCCACCGCATCTCTGGCACGTCGATCTGCTGACGGATCGCGTCAGACACCCGCTTCCCTCGCGCCTCTTGGTCGTCGTCAGGCGAAGAAATGTTGGACGCTAAGGCAAACATCTGGCGACGGCGGTACTCCTTGAGGTCGATCACGCCCGTCTGCAACCAGTTGTCGAGCATATACATCCGGAACGCCAGCGGCATCGGCATCATGCTGGCCTTCTCCACTTTGACATCGGCCTGCCCGTCAAAATCGCTGGACGAGATAGCACGGGCGAGATCGGGACGGCCTTTGCCTACGGTCCCCAACGCTCGCGGTACGTCATAGCCCCATGCCATACCAGCAATCGCGGCACGGGCAAAGTCGGTAAACGCTTGGGCAATGGCGGATACGACGGGCGAGAACACCCGCTCCAACTGTTCACGGGTGGCGATAATCGCACGGCCCGATTCGCCAGTGGCCTGTCCACGGCTGACTTGGTTCCAGCCGCTCGCGTTCTCAAACGCCCGTTGCTCCAGCGCCAACGCTTCCTTCACGTCTGCGCCAACGCTGAACCCGTTCACGGGCTGGATGCTGTCGCTCATGCTGCCAGCGCCACGGACTTCGATCATCGACGTGACGCCACCCATGAACGTCTCAGTGGCAATCGCGTTCGGGCGGGTCAGGAACCGTCCGCCCGCGTTGACACGGATGTTTTCGATCCACTTGGACAGCAGGGCATTGACCCGCATCTGGTGGTCGATCCACTGCTCCATGACCGGACGGGGGTAGTACGACGGATCGCTGGACCCGTCCCGCACCGGCACGATAGGAATAATGTTCCACATCAACGGCTTCGGGCCAAACACCACCTCGTCGCCAACCAGCACCAACTGCATCCCTTCGGGGAGGACATCGGGGTGCGGGGCCATGTACAGCGTGAAGCGTTCGGTCACATCCTCGTCGCGGAGGCGCTGGCCTTCGCCTACGGTGGTCTGTGACAGCACCCACGCGCCCAGCCCTTCAGACCCAGAATACGCGGCAGCGTTGCCGTTGGCGATCATCGTGTTGGCTGCGTCTAGCCCTGCTACGCCATAGCGGTACGCCGCTTCCTGCCGTGAGATCACCTCCCGGACAATGACCCAGTGCGGGGGCTGGGTCGCGGTCGCGTTCGACGACACACGGACCTGCTCCACCCGCAACGTTTGACAGCCGATATCCCCTAACGGTTTCTTCTCACCGGGCTTGGTGCCCAGCCGTTCGTCTAACGGGCCACGGTCTGCATCCCAGTACAGATGCCAGAACGACACGCCATCCGTCTGCGCCCAGAACGCGGCCTCGCGAGAGAAGCGGTCCATCTGCAACTGCTCGTACAAATACTCCAGCGCCATCTGCTGCGCTTGGGCCTTTCGCTTGTCGTCAGGATCGTTGGTGGCAGGCGTGACGGAGAAGCCTGGTCGCTGATCCATGATGATCTGCAACCGCTGATCCAGCGCCTTGTCCATCATGTTGTACACGACACGGGCCGCGTCACGGGGACGGGACGGCTCACGCCACGGACCTAGCCCCTGCGAGGAAATCCACTGCTGCCCAGCCCGGAACAGGCGGTTCCGCTCGACCAAGTGCAGATGCGTCTGGACCGCTTCCCGTCGAGAGTCCCACAGGCCGCGAACCCATGACGCCCATGCGGCACGGTCTTCGACAGCGGACGGGTTCGCCAACGGGCAGTCATCGCCGTACAGCGCCCGCAGCAACGCCTGTTCCAACTCGGTGCGGGGGATGTCCATATCGTTCGGCAGATTGGGAGCCATCTGCTCGTTCGGGGACATCGGGTTGTTGGACAGCCCCTCCATGATACGGGCCATCTCGTCGTCCAAGGTCGCGCCGATAAAGGCCGGATCGTCGTCCATCATCATCGGTCCTGTCATGCCATGCTCCCGATCCCAAAGGCGCTGCGTACCCGATTCCAGTCCTGCAACTGCTCATACCGCTCACGGATCGCCTTGAGCGTATCTTCTTGCGCCCATACCTCAGAATGGATCATGGCAATCGCCACTAAGTCTTCTGGCACCACCACCGCTTCCAGTGGGGTCGGCACCGGAAGCGAAGGGTTCTGTCGTGCAATGGCCTGTTCTGCCACGGCTGAGAACCGCCAGACCGTATACATAGCGACAGCGGCCCACAGCAGATGCACGGAGTATGGCAGCACGGGTTAAACCGTACGCGACAGCATCACTTTGACCTGACCCGCCGCGACGGCGGTGGTGTCCGTGTCGCCCACTGCGCCGGTAATGGCTATGCCTAGCCCCAGCGCAAAGCGGAACCCGTTGAAGCCGATATCTAAGTTTGCCACACCGGGGACACCTGCGACGGCAGCAGGAACAGGGAGGATCATCGCGGGAACGTCACTCGCCAGCACGGGCGCGGTGGCCTTGTTGTACAGCTTTACGAATGCGGGCGTTGCGCCTGTGTTCGTGGCATAAAAAGCCTGAAGGCCGCTGGTGCCCGTCAGGATGAGCGCAATGTTAGTGGTCGCCAGCGAATTGAGAATGTACGGCGTAGCAGGCGCGAGCGGCGTGCCAGCCGTCGTTACTGCCGTAACCGTGCTGACCGTGGTTACCGCGTTGAGAGAGCCAGACGCGACCGTTGTAGGGATAGCGGCTGACGGACCCTGCGGACGGATATCGTTGATCGTGACGTTGGCTGTCCGGAAATCGTACACCGCCGTCATGCCGACTGTCCATGTGGTCGTCGAGGCTGGTGCCGTGCTGCCGTTGACGATGCGAAGCTGGAGGACGAGGTTGGCGTCCTCAGTCGGCAGGTTGACCACACGGGACGCACGAACCGTCGTAGGCAGTGTTGCCGCGCTGGCGATCAACTGGTCGAGGAGGGTGGCAAACCCGCTCGACACCTGCACAATGCCCATGTGTCCGGGCGAGGCCGACGTGTTAATCGTGGCGGAGGTATCACCAGAATTGTACCCATTGCGCTGGGTATCAAAGTTCATGCTGGTCGCGGTCGCGCCAGAGTAGACACAGCGGACAAAGTTCCAGCCAAACAACGAGCATGACCCGCTGCCACTGGTCGGCCAGCCCGCAACGGTAAACGTCACCGTGTCACCACTCACCGACGCAATCGCATACCGCGCTGGGATGCCTGCCAGCCCTTCAATTGCGCCAATAGAGAGGGACTGCCCAACATTGGCCGACGTAAACGGGTTCTGGCCGGGGCCAAAGGTCACCGTAGCCGATGTCGCGGAGTTGGCCGTCAGTTGCAGGTTGTCGCCAATCACGTCAACCAGTTCGACCACAAAGCTCTGGTTGATAATGCGCTGGGACAGGATCGACTGCCACCGCATTTCGATGTCGCCAGCAAAGTTGCTTGTCGAGCGGAGGATGACTTCGCTGTTCGCGGTCGTTCCGCTGGTCAGCACCAGATTGCCGCCAGTCTGGCTATACCCGATGCCAGTCCCAAGAGGGCCAATCTGCGTGAACAGGGCAGGGTCAACGCCGTTTGCCGCAAAGGCTCGGGCAAACGTGGTACGGAACAAGCCCTGCGTGAGCGGGCGAGCGTTGACTTGGTTCCACGTTCCCGGCTTAACGTTTGGCATCGCCTAGCACTCCCATGCCCGAAGGCTTTTGTTGATTCGACTGTTGGGGTCGTTCGCCGTCTTGGCGCTGGTCAGTTTCTTACGCATACCAAACATCCGTTTACAGAATGCCACTCGGCGCTTGGCCTTGGCTGGGCTTTTTGCTGCCGCATCCCGCTTTACGGGCGGCTTGATGTCTTTGCCTTCAGCACGGAGCGAGGCGCGGCCTTTGGCGTTAAGTCCGCCATCTTTGTCCTGCCCCTCCTTCCGCTGCCATGCTGGGGTTTTCACTCGTCCTCTTCGTCCTCGTCCTCTTCGTCGGCCATCTCCGGCGATTCGCCGTCCAATTCGGCCAACTTTGCTTCCAACTCCTCAATCCGCGCTTCCAGCATCGCGATCTTGCTCGGACGGAGGGCATCGCCACGGGTCATGGCCGGAGGACCAGAAGGAGCTGACGCTCCTTGTTTCGGCTTGCCCAGCGCGATCATGATCGCAATGCCAGGGCCTTTGCGTTTAAGGGCAGGCTTCCGCCCTTTCCCCGCCGCTGACGACTTCTCAATCACCGCATCCATGCCTCTGGATTTTGCCATCGTCCGTTACCACGCCCCAGGGAGTTGAGTCGTAAAATTGCCCGCCATGACGGCACCAGATGCCGCCTCGTCTTGAACATTGGGGTCATCGCTCAGTTTCCGCAACCCAACTGGCGCTTCAGGCACCACA